GTGCAACAATAGGTAATAATAATGCATTTGTAATCCACAACAATAACCCTAACTGGGCAGTATCGGGTGTAAATAACTTAACAGAGTTATTTTTTAGTGATGCTGGGCAAGGATCTGGAACAAGTAACGGATTAGATTTAGGTCACAGGTATGCTGGAATATCTGCGTTTATTACAGGTTGGAATAGTTTAAATTCAGCGGGTGGTTTAAATTTTGTAACTAAAGATACAACAGGTGGATCTTTAAGCACTAAACTACAAATTAAGCCAAACGGCAACGTCTTAATAGGCACAACCACAGATGCTGGGTATAAACTATATGTGGACGGGACCGCTGGCTTTTCTAATGCCGTCACTTTTCTAAATTTTGCATATTTTAACTATGGTGCTCTACAAATTGGTTTAAATCAAATTATTAGTACAAACGATGGGGCAAACAGAGTTGGTTTTGGTGCTGGTAATGGGGTAAGAGTTGGCTCAGTTGCAGCCGCAATACAAAACACGAACTCAACAATAGTATGGCTTGGTCGTTCTAACCTACAAAATCAAACTCACACGTCTGGGAATATAAATTCAGTTAATGTAGATATGAATTTTAACCCGACATCTGGAACAGGGACGGTTAACTTATTAAACATTATACCAATAATCAATCAAACGGGTGGTGCGAATGGAATCACAAGGGGTTTATATATTAATCCTACACTTACAGCCGCTGCGGATTTTAGGGCTATTGAAACGACTGCTGGGAAAGTAGTGTTTAATGGTGGTAACGTTGGAATTGGAACGAGCGCACCAATTGATTTGTTGCATATAGAAAAAAATCAAAATTCTTTTACAAGTATAGTTCTTTTAAATCAGGATACAAATTCTTTATCAAGAACAGGATTAAATATATCTAATGGCTTACAAGCATTAGAAATTTTCCAAAGTAGAGGATATGCAGTTAAAATTATTGGTGCTTCCGAAGCAGGTATTTATAGCACAGGCGTAAATATTGGCATAATGACTAATGGTGCGTCATCAATACTAAAATTTGCAGCAGGTGGTTCTTCCACTTCTCAAATGACACTATTCTCAAATGGCAATTTGGGAATTGGGGTAGGCACAACAGACGCTGGGTATAAATTAGATGTGAATGGTACTGCGAGGGTAAAGGGAACAGGTACTACATCTGCAACTACTTCATTTTTGGTACAAAATAGTGCTGGCGATCAAATAGGTTCTTTTAGAGATGATGGTCAAGTGGTTATCGGAAAAACCGCTGGAGCGTATATAATTGCTGGAAATCTATCAAATTTTTATAATACATCTGCGGGATATGGTCATGTATTTAGGGTTGCTGGAGGGGAGGTTGTTCGTATAGAGGGAACTGGTAGTGTTGGTATTGGAACAACAACCCCTACAGCTAAACTTCAAGTTGCAGGCTCAATCACAGCAGCCTCACTAATTGCACAAGGAGTATACTTCAATAACACTTTAGTAGCAGCAGCAAACAATGACGTATTAGTAGGACTAGACATCAATCCTACCTTTACTAATGGTGCGTTTACGGGGGTTAGTAATTATGCCGCTAGAATACAAGGCAATACATTATTAGGTACAGGAGCATTTACATACGGTAATACAAATTCAACTGGGGGAAAATTAACAATTGTTAACACTAGTGGGTATAATGGATTGGTAATTTCTCATGGAGTAGGAAGTTATCAGCTTACAATAAATACAACCTATAGTGATACTATTGGAGTTAAATTTTCTTGGAATGATGGTATAAACAATCCATTTCTTCAGCACGCAAATAACATAGGTACTGTTCTTGGAACTACTAACCAAACAGTAACCTTAAAAGGAAATAATACAATCTTAGGATATGCTGTATCGTACGGAACATATGCTGAAGGTATGAGGGTAGCAGTAACTACAGGTAACGTATTAATTAATACAACCACAGACGCAGGATATAAGTTAGATGTTAATGGTACAACTCGTTTTATCGGAGTGTCTTTAATTCGTGAATCAAGCGCAACATCTGTAGGATTAGATTTTACTCCTGGTAACTTGCCAAACATAAAAATTACTGGAAATCTTGGAAGTACTTTTTTAAGTGGAAGAGGTAAAGGTATAGGTGTTTTTAATGTAGCTACCGATCCAACTGCAAAATTTCAAGTTGGCGGAATTTATGCGGCAAGTTCTGCACTTGCAAAAGGTTTATTTGTAAACACTGAATTACAAGCTGCTGCAAACAACGATGTATTAGTGGGGTTAGATATACAACCTGCCTTTACAAATGGTGCGTTTACGGGTGTGAGCAATGTTGCGTTGCGTGTAAAGGGTGCAGGCACAACGTCCGCAACAACTGCCTTATTAGTGCAAAACTCAACCCCTGCTAATATATTCACTGTTTCAGACGATGGAAGTGCACTTTTTGATTTAATAACCTCTGGTTCAGCAGTAGTTATTAGAAGAGCAGCTACTCCAACAAGTAGAGTAATACAACTTTTATCTAGTGGAGGCGCTAGATTTTATACATATGATGGAGAAGCGGCCCCGAATGCAAATGGTGACGATGGTGCCTGGTTGTTTAAGGGTAGGCACAGAAGAGGAGCTAATAGTGGAATAGCATCTGCTTTTAGAATAGAACCATTTTTTGCACAAGAGCAATTTGATACTATACAATTAAATTCTATTCATATAGTACCCACTATACACGTATCGGGTACAGCAACAAATGTAACAGTTAGGGGAATATACTATAACCCAACTATTGTATCTCTTACTGGTGTTACTGCTCATAGGGCAATAGAAACAACCAGCGGTAATATAGTATTTAATGGAGGCAACGTCCTTATTGGCACAACCACAGACGCTGGACAAAAACTACAAGTTATCGGTAGCGTATTTATTAAAGGGACAGATTCTTTATCGTCAACAAAAGTATTCGAAGTTCAGAACGGAGCAGGTGCGTCTATTATGGACTTTAGAAACGCCACTTATGCCTTTTTTGGATGTGGTCAAGGTGGTGGATCAAACTCAGGGTTTATCTTTAACTACTCAAACACATCCTATACTCAGTTCTCTGGTTATAACTATGGGGCAGGTGCCGGATCATATAAGCCTATTCTAATGGATACGGACACAGGTGGACGTAACCAAGGTATCTTCGTTAACTTTGGAGTAACCACAAACACTCCACCTAACTCAGATACAGAGTTTGGTGTATTGGGAAGAACATCGGATTCCACTACTTATATCTCTAGATTTAGAAACTCGGGAAATACAGATAAATTTGCTATTCGTGCAGATGGTGCTTTGTTTACAAATACCCTACAGGGGTACTCAGGAACCTTAAACATTCCAACAAATCCTCCAGGCAGCACAAATATAACAATCACTAATGGTCTTATAACAAATATTGCATAATTTTATTATCTTTGTAACATGATCAAGATTCAACCAGAAATAGTTCCAACCAAAGGAACGGGAATTTACTTTAATTTATTAGCTTTAAACTTCCCAATGAACCCAACAAGCGTTAGCTTTTATTGGCAGTTATTCACAGAGGAAACAGTAGACGAAAAGACTGGTTCTGGTGTATGCATTCTTGACGGAAACCTAACAATGGATCAGCAGGTATACTCTCAGTGGGGAGAAGACGATGACTATTGTTATGATTGGGCATTAAACGAATTAGGATTTACGAAAATATGAAAATACAATTAAATAAAAATCTTGTAGGTTTAGACGGACAAGAGATCGAAAACTCCCACATGGGTAAATTAGTAGCTAGTACACTAGCAGGTGCAAACAAAGGCGATGCGGCTAAGTTTTGGCATTGGAGCACAAAGTTCTATGCCGGAGAAGAAGTAGAGTTAGACCCTAGCGATTCAGAAACATTGAGAAACTTTATTAGGGACTCAGAGCAATTAACAATCTTAAGCAAGGCTCAGATCTTACAGCAGCTATGACCCTTCCTGTCGTTTTATCTTAACGCGATTTATGGATATTCAGAAACAACACAAAAATGACAAAATTCAACGACACGGCAGCCGACAGCAGCAGCATCATTTCAGTAGTGAGTGCAGTAGCATCCATTAGCACAACAGCTCAACCAATCATTTCGGCATTCGCTGGATTAGTAGCAATCATTTCAGGCCTATTTGCCATTCGATACTACATCAAGAAAACAAATAGACTATGAAAATATTTGAAATGTTTAAGGGAGACAAAGGCGCTTACAGTAGTAAGCGAGTTGTTGGCATCCTGGGATCCATCGCATTAATTTGCGCAATGCTTTACTATCATTCAGACAAGTTAATAGAAAGTGTTGAATGGGTAACTATCTTAGCTCTTGGGTTTACGTCGGTAGATAAGTTTGGAAACAAGAATTAAAACAAGTATATTTGTAAGACGAAGTGGTAGGTAAAAAATAAACAAAATCCCCGAAAGGGGGTTTTTTATTAAACACATACAAATGAAATACATACTGATAATAGTCCTATTGTGTTCTTGCTCTGCTCAGTGGCACCTAGATAGAGCAAAGAAGAAGGATCCGTCTTTGTTTACAAAAATGGACACTACTTACATTCACGACACTACCGTGTATACGAAGACATACACGCATGAGGATACATTCTCATATGTAGAGCACGATACAATCACGTATGAAGATACGGTGATGAAGATTAAGTTTGTTGTGAGAGATAGAAAGATATACATGAAGGCTGAAGTAAAGCCAGATACTTTAAGAATAAGAACCCACACCAGAGTTCAATATGAAAAGGTAACAATTAAAAAAGACTGCTGGTATATTGTAATTTTATTCGTACTTTTGTGCCTGTCAATTTACTATAATATAAGAAAATGAATAAAATCAAAGAAGACCAATTAAGTAAGTTAGTGTGCTTGAATCAAGATTTAATGCACTTAAAAAACTCTATTGCAGACACAGAGATTCAGATATCTAGAGCAAAAGCGCAAATGAGTAGCGCAGAGTTAGCTAAGATAGACTTTATTTCTAGAATTGAGAATTGCGCAAAAGAGTTAACTGACTTTCAACAAGAATTATCTACAGAGTACGGAAACGTAGTTATAGACTTAAAAACAGGAGAATACAAAAATGGCTAAGATTGAAACATACGCACTAGACACAAACCTTACAGGAGCAGAAAAAGTTTTAGCTTCTGACGCATCTACAAACGAAACAGTAAACATACTTGTTAGCGCTGTTAAAGACTATACGCATAAAAACGCATATACTGTTGCAAACGAAGCAGCTAGACTTGCGTTAACCGTTAGTCCAGGGGCTCAAGTATTTCAGTTAGATACGGGGTCATTGTATATCAAGAAGACTGCTTCCTGGGTATTAATTGTATGATAATCAGAAAGATATCCGTAGGCGCTGACTACAAGTCTGCAATGAATTACATTGTAGGCCAGTCTGTTCTTAACGGCAGCCACGTGATTCATCATATCTCTGGAAGCGATGATGGATCCTTTCTTGTGTATATTGAGAAGGAGAAGGAAATTATTATGTGGAAGAAGTTCTCTACTAATATGCCTGTTTCTGTAGAATTTAACATAGACTTTATTTAATATGATATCGCCGTTCTACTTTATTGTAGAACCTGTTGGCGGAAAGAGTTATGACAACATAAGGGACAATGGCCTTATTGTAAGTTCTTCTAAAGAAGATCATAAAGCTACCAATAGGTTTGCATTAGTTATTAATACGCCAATAGGCTATACTGGACCAGTTAGCATAGGCGACACTGTCGTTGTACATCACAATGTATTCAGGACATACTTTGATATGAAGGGAAAGGAAAAGAAAAGTTTTTCTCATATAAAAGACAATATATATTATTTAGAGTTAGATCAATTTTATTTATACAAGAGTAATGGCGGAGAGTGGAACGCAAATCCTCCATACTGTTTTGTTAGACCACTAAACAAAGAACAGATGTCTCAGATTGAAGAGGCTGGCATAAAAGAGGCTCTAACAGGAGAGATTGTATACTCTAATTGCTTTGACAGAGGCTCTATTATTTCATTCCAGCCAGACAGCGAGTATGAGTTTAAGATAGACGGAGAAAAGTTGTACAGAATGTTTGACAAAAATATTTGCATTGAACTATGACAACAGAAGAAACTAAACTAGAAATTATTAAGGCGGCTGAATTAGCAATCAAGGAATTGATCAGAGTTGCTAAAGAACAGATACTTACCGGGGAGGATGGAGACATATCTGCCGATAAGTTAAAGAACGCCGCAGCTACTAAGAAGTTAGCTATATTTGATGCATTCGAGATCTTAACGAGAATAGAAGAAGAGCGAAACATAATTACTGGCAACATCCAGGTCCAAGAGAAAAAGGGTGGATTTGCTGAAAGAAGGGGTAAATAATGTTATATACGATTGAGAAAGATATCATTAGTAAAAAAAGAATTGAGAAGTCAAACGTCTCAAAGAAGTGGGAATATGGATACAATGAAGAGTTCGATATTGTCATTATATCTAAAGATGGAACCATTGGCGACATATATAATATTAATGGTGTTAAGGTAGCTCTTCCAAGGGTTTCTGAGGACGTAGCGAACACCAGCAACAGATGGAAGTATACGCCATACCCAAAGGAACTTCAAAGAATAAAAACAATATTTGACTGGGACCGAACAGACAACAAGTTTAAATCAACGTGGGATGACTACATAGACCAAGAGTTCAACCGAAGGGAGAGCGGATACTGGTTTATGAACAATGGTGGCCCAACATATATTACCGGCACACACTACATGTACCTACAGTGGTCAAAGATAGACATTGGTCTACCTGACTTCCGTGAGAGTAATAGAATATTCTTCTTGTTTTGGGAGGCCTGCCGTGCAGACGACAGGTGTTTTGGAATGTGTTACCTAAAGAATAGACGTTCTGGTTTCTCATTTATGAGTAGCGCCGAGATGGTCAATCAGGCAACAATTAGTAAGGATTCCAGGTTTGGTATATTATCAAAGACGGGTGATGATGCAAAAAAGATGTTTACAGACAAGGTCGTGAACATATCTATAAACTACCCATTTTTCTTTAAGCCCATACAGGATGGTATGGACAAGCCGAAAACAGAATTGGCCTATAGGGTGCCTGCATCTAAGTTTACCAGAAAGAGTATTGCAAAAGCCGAGGAAGATCACCTAGAGGGCCTTAATACCACAATTGACTGGAAGAACACTGGAGACAATAGTTATGACGGTGAGAAGTTAAAGATGCTTATCCAGGACGAATCTGGTAAGTGGTTGGCCCCAAACAACATACAACACAACTGGCGTGTAACTAAGACATGTTTAAGACTTGGTAGCAGGATCGTTGGTAAGTGTATGATGGGATCTACATCAAACGCATTAGATAAAGGTGGTTCAAATTTTAAGAAACTATATGAAGACTCGGACCCAACCAAGAGGAACGACAACGGGCAGACAAAGTCTGGTCTTTATTCTTTATTCATTCCTATGGAGTGGAGCTTCGAGGGATATATTGACGAGTATGGATTTCCTGTGCTTGATACGCCAGCTAGGCCAATAAAAGGCATCGACGGTGGATGGATTAAGATAGGTGTTATAGAGTACTGGAACAACGAGGTAGCTGCCAAGAAATCAGATCCAGATGACCTTAATGAATTTTATAGACAGTATCCAAGAACAGAGTCACATGCATTCAGAGATGAGAGCAAGTCTTCATTGTTTAACCTTACTAAAATATACCAGCAGATAGACTACAACGAGTCCTTAATAAAGGACAGGGTGTTGACACGTGGATATTTCCATTGGAAGGATGGTAATAAAGACACAGAGGTCGTGTGGACCCCGGACAGAAAAGGCAGGTTCTTGATATCATGGATACCAGACATGGGCTTAAGAAATAGGGTAAACAAAAGAAACGGTCTATTCTACCCAGGCAATGAACACGTAGGATCGTTTGGCTGTGACCCATATGATATATCAGGAGTTGTTGGCGGTGGCGGATCTAACGGATCTCTCCACGGTATGACTAAGTTTAACATGGAGAGCGCACCAAGCAACGAGTTCTTCTTAGAGTATGTTGCCAGACCACAGACGGCAGAGATATTCTTCGAGGAGGTATTGATGGCATGTGTGTTTTATGGTATGCCGGTACTAGCGGAAAATAATAAACCAAGGCTTCTATATCACTTTAAGAATAGAGGCTACAGGAACTTTGCAATGAATAGACCAGATAAACACATTAGCAAGCTCTCTAAGACAGAAAAAGAACTAGGGGGGATACCTAACTCATCTGAGGACATAAAACAGTCTCACGCGTCAGCTATTGAGACATACGTTGAAAAACACGTAGGCATGGACATGGAGGGAACATATAGGGATTCTGACGAGATGGGTTCAATGTACTTCACGAGGACACTTGAGGACTGGGCAAGGTTTGATATTAACAACAGAACAAAGTTTGACGCAACAATTAGTAGTGGACTGGCAATCATGGCAAATCAAAAGCATGTTTACGTTCCAGAGAAAAAAGAATCAAAAATAAGCGTTAAATTTGCGAGATACCAGAATGAAGGTTACAATAGTAGAATAATCGACAAATGATAGACAAAACAGCATCGGACCTAATAAGTCCAACAACATTCCCAAGTCAGTTAGCTACAGACGCGGAAAAGGCGTCTCCGGATTACGGTCTTAGAGTTGGACGTGCCATATCATATGAGTGGTTCAGAAGAGACACGAATAGCTGTAGATTTTATAGTCAATGGATAGAGTTTCATAAGTTAAGACTATATGCTAGAGGTGAACAACCCGTTCAAAAATACAAAGACGAACTAGCTATTGATGGTGACTTATCTTACTTAAATCTTAACTGGGAACCAGTTCCTATTATCCCTAAATTTGTTGATATCGTTGTCAACGGAATGTCTGATAGATTATTTTCTATTAAGGCGTTTGCACAAGACCAATTAGCTACAGACAAGAGATCATCTTTCAAAGAGACTATCGAGAAAGACATGGTCGCTAGAGATATATTAAATCAAACTCAAGAACAATTTGGCATCAACGCTTTTAACGTAGATCCAGGTAAGTTGCCTGAGACAGATAAAGAACTTGACCTGCATATGCAGATCGAGTATAAGCCAGGTATTGAGATTGCGGAAGAAGAAGCAATCAACACCATACTTGAGCAAAATAGATATTCAGATATTAAGAAAAGAATCGAGTACGACATGATGACATTGGGTGTTGGTATGGTTAAACATAACTTCCTACCTGGAGCCGGCATTAAAGTTGACTACGTAGATCCTGCGTCTGTTGTGTATTCTTACACAGAGTCTCCAACATTTGAGGACTGCTTCTATTTTGGAGAAATCAAGCAGGTGCACATCTCTGAAATTATCAAAATTGATCCAAACATTACAAAAGAAGACTTAGATAAAATATCTAAACTTAGTAGCCTTTGGTTCACTCAGTACAATGTTATTAGACCTTACAGAAATACTTTATTTGATCGTGACGTGGTTAGTCTTTTATACTTTAATTATAAAACCGACAAAAGCTTTGTTTTCAAGAAAAAATTCTTAGACAATGGCGGAACGAGAATAATCAGAAAAGACGACACATTTAACCCACCTCAGGGAACAGAAGAAAGATTTGAGAGAGTAGAGAAGAGAATCGACGTATGGTACGAGGGTGTCATGGTGTTGGGCTCTAGTTACTTACTCAAATGGGAGCTAAGTAAAAACATGGTCAGACCTAAGTCGGCGACGCAGTATGCGTTACCTAACTATGTAGCCATGGCTCCAAGAATGTATAAAGGAGTGATTGAATCTTTGACTAGACGTATGATTACGTTTGCTGACTTAATTCAAATCACCCACTTAAAACTACAGCAAGTTATTGCGAGAGTAGTGCCAGATGGTGTATACATTGACGCCGATGGTATGAACGAGGTTGATCTTGGAAATGGCGCAGCTTACAATCCAGAAGACGCTCTTAAGTTATACTTCCAAACAGGTAGTGTAATTGGTCGTTCTTACAACCAAGACGGAGAATACAACCAAGGAAAAGTACCTATTCAAGAGTTAAACTCTAATAGCGGACAAGGAAAGATCTCAGCGTTGATTAACTCATACAACCATTACTTGAGTATGATTAGAGACGTAACTGGCTTAAATGAAGCGAGAGATGGATCTATGCCAGATCCAAGATCTCTAGTAGGTGTTCAAAAACTAGCTGCGTTGAATTCAAACACAGCAACAAGACATATTTTAGATGGTACATTATTTATTACTAAGAGACTTGCAGAGGCGCTATCTTGTCGTATATCTGACGTTCTTGAGTATTCCGATTTTAAGGATGAACTTATTAATCAAATAGGAAGAGTTAACGTAAGTATACTTGAAGATATTAAAGACCTTTACTTGCATGACTTTGGAATCTTTATCGAGGTTTCTCCTGACGCAGAAGAAAAGGCTCAACTAGAAGCGAACATTCAGGCAGCTTTGTCTCGTGATCAAATCGATCTAGAGGACGCTATTGATATTAGAGAAATTAAAAACATTAAAATAGCTAACGAGCTTCTTAAGTTAAAGCGCAAGAAGAAGCAACAACAAGACATGGACAATGAGAAACAAAAGATGGAGATGCAAACGCAGTCTAACATCCAGTCTTCTCAAGCGGCCGCTCAGTCTAAGATGGAACAGCTTCAGGCAGAATACCAAGGCAAGGCACAATTGAAACAAGCTGAGTCTGCTTTTGAAATTGAAAAAATGAAACAAGAAGCACAACTTAAAGTTCAGTTAATGCAGATGGAGTTTGACTTGCAGATGCAATTAGAGTCAGCTAAAGTTGGAGCAATACAGCAAGTAGACAACAATAAAGAAGAGGCGAAAGACAAGAGGGTTAAAATGCAAAGCACATACCAGTCTAAGATGATTGATCAAAGAAAGAAGGATACACCTCCGATTGATTTTGAATCATCAGAAGACTCTTTAGATGGCTTTGATTTTGGTCAGTTTGAGCCACAATAAAAAAATCACTATTTTTGTATCGAAAATTAAATAAAATATGGAATTTAAAAATGTTAAGGCTGTTGGATTTGG